CCTAGATGGGTGCATTACTCAGGAAATGAGCTCAAAAGACTCAAACGAGAATTTTCAGTTCAAATATTAGGAGTATTCGGAAAGCCCTATTGATTAATAGGCTTTCCGCCCCCTGCCCCAGAGCATCCATCATGTCCGGTTTTTTATTTTGTGGCGACGCTAAATCTGCGAACTCCTGGCTTTAGGTGGCCAATGCGCTTACCGTCGTCGGCATAAAAGCCGGGTGAACCGGATCAGCCTGCTGGATCAACTCATCCGCCCGGGTGGAGTCTCGATAGAGCCGATTGGCCATAGTCAGAGCGTTCATCGGCGCCCGAAAGGAAAAAACCTCCAAGCGCGGCAACGTGGCACCGGTGGTGGTCAGATCCGTGACCACAGCCTGGCGCAGATCGATCAGCGCGTTGTAGCTCTCGTCGTCGCCGGCATCCCCCGCCACCAACAACTCCGCATCGATAAACCCAGTGACCACGCCCATGGTGCTGATGGCTTCGTCATAGGAGGTCGGAACGTAGGCAGCCACCACCTGGCCGATAGAGGCCAGGGCGGCCCGGCGCAGCAGTGCACTGGTGGCATCCTGCGCAACCTCACGGGCCGCGCCGATAGCGCCGCCGCCTGCGAATGTTGCCGGCGTGTAGCTGGCCAGCGGCCCCAGCAGCGCGATCGCATCACCTGGGTCAGCGATGCTGGTCACCAGCGCATCCATAACGCCCTGCACGGCATCCGTGAAGGCTGTCCCGCTTGATGCGTCCAGGTTCGCTGCAGCGCTCACCAGGGTATCCATAGCCGTGTCGACCGCTACGCGATTGGTGGTGTTCTGGGCGATCAGGTCGGCCATGGTCGCACTGGCGTTCCGAGCATTCTTGCTGGTCGTTAGCGCGCTGCTGACGTTGCCGTTGGCATAACGCCCGAAGTCGCCAGTGAGCAACGCGCCCAAGCTGGTGATACTGCGCACGTCGTGAGTGATACGCCCGACCAGGACCTTGAAGTCAGCGATCACGCCGACCACCATCCCGACGATGGCCTTGCCGAACTTGATGACCCCTTCAACCGCATTGATCACCGCCGTAACGCCACCGATCACCTTGCGAGCAAAGTCCAGTGCCGAAGATAGCCCGAGCGCAGCTGCCAGCTTGTCCAGCAGCGAACCGCTGTCCGAGGTGATGGTCGGAAAGACCCGGTCGCCAGACTCGATAAAGCTGAAGCTGATTTCAAAGTAGCGCCCCATGTCCCAGCGCTCGACAACGCTCAACCCCTCGGTCGGGACGCTGACCTTCAATGCCCCCAGGGTTGGATGCACCAGCGCGCCGGGGCCGGCCTTCTCCGCCGCAGCGACGAGTGCATCACGCTGCGCCAGGACACTGCCGCCGCCATAGACCAAGCTGTCGGTCACAAGAAAGCCGCTCATGCGAATCCGGCGCGTCGAGCGGCCCATGTCCTCGATGTACGGCTTATCTCGGCCAGGGTATTCGTGCATAGCCAGACGACGACCGAAGCGCGCATCGCCGCCATAGACTGCGAACGGCACGCCACGAAACGACGCCTGGTTGAGCATCTCGGTCCAGGTCTTGTTGGAGTCCTGGGCGATCTGGATGATGTCGGAAAGCAGGCTCATGCGATTGCTCCCACTCCGTTATATGCGATACGACTGGATGCCTGGGTGTTTCCCTGGGCTTTGACCTTGGCTGTAGTTCCCTCGGGCGCACCCTTCAGGTTCACATCAACCTGTATTTTCCCACCAGAACCGGCCCCCTGAGCAGCGCCTTGGGTATCCCAGTCGACGGCCACGATTAACCCAGCACCGCTGAGAACAGAACCTCAGGACGGGTGCAGATGTGCAGCGGATAGCTGTATGCCTCGACCTTCCACCACATCTTCCGCTGAGTATCGAAGATCGGCAGGATGTAGATCGGCTTACCAGGAGTGTTCACCCACTCGAAGGTTTCACCCGGCGCATAGGCAACCTTGAAGATACCTGGGGCGCCTTTCGGGAAGAACTTCGCCTGGTTGGTCGCGACGTGAATAGTCGAGGCGTCATCGGAGCCGCGGTAGTTGAACCAGTTGATGCCGCCGAAGCGCATCGCCTGGAACGCATTTCCCTGACGCAGCTCCTGGGCGGCCGCCCAGTTGTAGTAGGTCTTGGTCACGTCTGGGTGGTTGGTGAGCTCGTCCCAGAAAGCATCACCGGCCAGCGCATAGACCTCGGTGGTCGGCACGAACGCGCCTTGCGATTTGCGCGCCATGCTCCGAACGATGTTGTTGCACAGCGGGCGAATGCTATTCGGCTTAACCGCAGATCCATCAGCGTTCAGCTGCAAGTTGAACACGATGTCCGATGGCTTGGTGATTCCGAACTCCTGGAACCAGTCAAACTTCACTTCGCCGTCGGCATCCAGGCACAAGCCTTGAATGGCCGCGAGACGCTGATACTCCCAGGTGTACTCAATGTTGCTGGTGAGGCCGGTCGGGCCGTTGACGCGACGAGCCACTTCGGTCTCGATCTGCATCAACTCGGTCTCGCTACCGAACGAGCGGATGTTCTGGATTTCTTGCGCAGTGATGGTGTCGGAGTGCATCAGCCGCGGAACGTCAAAGTAGCGCGCTTGACGTTTTTCGGTGGTGCGCTGCGTGCCTTCTTCGCCACGATCAGAGAACGGGATCAGGACCAGCTTGCCTTGACGCTGCTCGACAGCCAAAGCGGTGGTGCGAATCGGATCAGGCTCGAACAATTCGAGGTCGCCGATACCGGTCGGCTTGAACGGGTATTTCTCAACGGCGGTGGTCAGGGCAATTTCGGAAAAGATGTCCTGATGGAAAACGTCAAGCGAGGCCATAGGTGAGGCTCCTGAAAACAAAAAACCCGCCGCGGCGGGTTATTTTTTAGGGGTTGGAGTTATCGGGCGAGAATGCCGACAGCCTTGAGGGCGGCCAGGGCCGTGTCTTGTTGGTGGACATTCAGGCTCGCATCCCACACCAGCTCTGCCCGATTGACCTCGGCGCCACGCATCACCGCCGCAGCGGTCGCTGGACGAACAGACGCATCGGCGATATCGCGCAAAATGGCGTAAGCCGAAGGACTCGCAGTGGTCGACGTCAAAGGGGCCCAGCCGCCGCCGGTCCATGCAATGGTGATGGCGAACGAATCGTTCGCAGCAAACGGCGTGGAACCAGCGGTAATGGTGAATTCGAGGCCTGCACCACCAAAGGCAACGCCAGGCTGCCCAGCACCCACCAAGACGCCGTAGGGGTTGGTAACAGTGAAGTCGCTGGCATCGCTGAACACCACGCTATAGGCACCCGCCAAAGCCGGTGGTTGAGCAGTGATAGAGCCCACGGTGCCGTTACCGACGTTTGCGCTGCCTGCCACTGGCGTAGCCGTATAGGTCAGCGGCACATCAGCGATGATGAGCCCGGGAAGCAGCCGGCCGAGGCCGGCGGCAAATTGAACCTGGTCGATGGACTGGTGGCCGTTGGACAGGGAAACAATGAAGCCGGCATTGTGGTACTGCTCGACCAAAGGGGTTTGCGGAACGTAAGTCATGATCAGGATCCTCTGTGATTATTCTCCGCGAACTTTGGTCATAGCGCGGTCCCAGCGGCCGGCGATTGCTGCAGCACGCGAAGGCGATTCAGCTCCGGCAGAACCCAGTGATGGATTTTTCCCAGAGCGAGCGCTGTTGGCGTTGCCTTCGGAGGGCGTATCACGCAAGACGTTGATGGCCTGTGTACGCGACATAGTGGTGTTAAAAGCCAGGTTCGCAGCCAAGACCGGATTCCTGGCCGCATAGCGAGAGCCGAAAATTTCGGCGCAACGAGCACGCTCACGCCGACGGGCGGCAGCAGCAACGCTTTTGCCGTGCATTTCGTCGTCATCATCGTCATCGGCATCAGCGTCATCATCAGATGCAGATTTGCCTTTAGCTCGACGGGACTTTTTATCATCCTCATCGTCGCCCTGATCATCGTCATCATCGGCCCCCTCATCGTCATCATCCTCACGACGATCATTGTCATCGGCATCCTCGCCAGCTTTGGCTCGTTTTGCCTTTCGGGACTTTTTCCCATCGCGGGTATCCCGATCATCGTCTTCGTCGCGCTCATCATCTTCAGCGCGAGCATCTTTGCGCTCATCATCTTCGTCATCTTCAGCGCGGGCTTTCTTGCCTCGCATCGAACCCATGCCAGTCAAATGAGCGAACGAAAGCGCGCTCGCCACGCGGGAAAGTGTGGACATGTAAACCTCGGTTTTAAGAGAAGTGGAGGACTTCAGCCCAGCTCGGCGAGCAGGGAACGGAACGCTTCGTCAGGTGCCATCACGGCATCAGCAAAGCCAATCTCGACGCCGGCGGCGCCAAGGAAAGTAGTGGCCTGGGTGTCCCGGACGGCCTTCACCGAAAGCCCGCGATTGCGAGCAACGGTTTTCACGAATAGCTCACCCATGGCATCGACATCGGATTGATACCTGGACATCGCCTCTTTAGACAAAGGCTGAGAATCAGAACCGTCAGCCTTGCGATCGCCGTAATGGATCAGCGTGACATTGACGCCAGCGGCGCCCAGCGCCTTGGACATATCGACGTGCATGCAGATCACGCCAACACTGCCCGTTCCGCCGGTGCGCGGGACCAGAATACGGTCACAGGCACTTGCCAGAGCGTAAGCCGCTGAATAAGCCGACTCAGTGAGAATCGCCCAGATCGGCTTCGAACCGCGCATACGGTAGATGTCGTCGGCAAGGTCGAAACAACCAGCGACCTCGCCCCCGGGGCTATCGATATCCAGTGCGATGCCCTGAACATCTTCGTCGGCCATGGCCATGCTTAGACATGCACGCAAGCCGTCATAACCAGTCATTCCGCTGTACGGCCTGAGGGTTCCGAGTTTCTGTACCAGAGTGCCAGTCACCGGAATGACTGCGATGCCTGCTACAACCTCATATGCCCGGGCTTGCGCCGGCTCACCAATATCACCATCCCAATCGTCAAACGCTACGACCCGACCATCAGCATGAAACAGGCGAGCAAGACCGAAGCGATCAGCCAGGGCCGCCATGACGATCTCAGCCTTTTGCGGAGTGATAGCCAGAGGCACGTTGAACAGTTTCTGCGCGAGGTGCGGATAATTTGTCATTGCGCCGTGGGCTCTTGTTCGGGGGTTGAGGCAGTCGTCGCGTTAGTGCCGAACCAGTTCGGAGTTGGCAAGCCTGCCTCTTTGAACGCTTTGGCTTCCGCGGCGCGCTGCTGGATGACCTCTTCATAGTCGAGGCCCTGTTCTGCACACTCGCGCTTGAGCGTGGATAAGCCGCCATCCATACCGAGGATAGCGCCCTGCTTCTCTTTCACCGGATCCACCCAACCCCGAGCGACACCAAGCCAGTCACAGCGGGAATAAGCGGTGCGAGCCTCCATAAAATCAGGCGCACCGTTGGGCAACGGCAAATCGTTTCGATCCATCGCCTCATGCAGCCAACTGGCGAACATAGGCGTAGCCGTGCCGATCTTGAATTCGGTGTTACGTCGAGTGAGCGTCTTCCAGCTCTCCAGCAGGGCAGCACGCGCGCTGGAATAGTTGGTTTTGGACCAGTCTTGCGTGATCTGCTCGGCAGAGATCCCCGCGGCAGCGGCGAACGTCCGGGACATTTCACTGGCAAATTCACCGAACCCGTTGTGCGGGTGCGCTGCCCCGACGGAAACAATCGACTCACCAGGCGCAAGCGTTGGAATGCGCGCACCCGACAGCATCGCGGGACGCTCTTGGGCCCAGTCGGCCCGCATGCCCTGGTAGGCTGAAAGTTCATCGGAAGCATCCAGGGCCTCTCGGACCTGGTCAGGATCATAGGGACTGGTGACATACGTTCCGAAGGTTGCGGCAATGGTCGCGGCTTGCAGTTCGACACCGTAATAACGCGCAAGCATCTTGAAGCGCGCCAACACCGGAGTGAAAACCCCGACGCCACGGTTTTGTCCCGCGCGATCATGCTCGAAGTCGTGAATGACACGAGTCCAGCCATCCTCGTCCTCGCGCAGCACCCGCTCCCAATCCATGCTTTCGACCGAGTTGTACCAGTCGTTTTGGTGGGCCTTGCGGATGTGATAGGCAATCGGCACGCCGTGATCATCGATCTCGACACCGCCGCGCATGTATTTGCTGTCGACCATTTGGAACGGATTCGAAAGGCGATCCGGGTCGACGACCATGAACGCCGTGGCGTAGTCCGCCCGGCCATAGCCAACCCGTTCTGGCATCCAGTAGTTGACTACCAGAGAATCGCCGTCGATAAGCTTGTGCCGCAGCGCCAGGCGCATCTGCTGGGAAACGGTCAACTGCCGCGACACATCGCCATATCGGCCAATGTCATCGGCGTACCCACGCCACAATGCCTCGACGGTGCGGCGATACTCTTCCGCCCACACCGAGTCAAACTTGCTATTGCCGGTGCGAGCCGCGAGAGCCCGATAATCAGGGTTGGCCGAGAGACGCAGCGACGCGCCCACGGTGTTGTCGAGGATCCGCGTGATGCCGCCGGCAGCCAGGCCGTCGTTGCGCACCAGGTCACGGTGGCGAGCCACCATCCGATCACGGAACTGGTTGATCTCTGCGTCGGGCGACCGGATCCATGGCAGCCAGTTGCCCATTTCCTGAGTAGCCCAACTGGACGCCTCATAGGGGAACACCGACTGGCCAGCCATGCCTTCGGTCAACGTTGTGGCATTGCCCGTTGCTTTGGGGGGCATAGGGGTGAGTGGCTGACCCCGAGAGTCGACGATTACTGATTCAATAGTCATCAGAACACCGGCCGGATCGCACGGCGCCGACGCATGCCCAGGGCATATTGCAGCGCGAGAATATGAGCTTGGAGCGCGCCAAGGTCGGCCCGCGTGTAGGTAACCGACTTCGAGCCGTCCCCCTGCGTGTAGCTGAACGATTCGCCCTTGGCGCCCGTACTCAGGTCATGCAAAGCCTGTTGCGCTTCGACCAGCCATTGCTGCAGGGTGGCCGGTGGAATACCGCTGAGGTTGTTGAGGCGCGGTGTGAACATTGGAACCTCCTACGCCATGCGTGAAATCGACGACTTTTTTGACGATGATTTTGCTGGGGCTGTGCGCTGGATAACCGCATCAAGGACTTGTGGTGCCTGTTCGGCTGACCGTTGAAGTGGCAACCCAATCAGGGCATTTACCTCATCAGCGCGTTTGTTGAGCTTGAGTCCGAGATGCAGCAGGCCGCAGAGCGCGGCATAGGCATACACACGGCAATCAAGTGCTTCGTTCGCGCGCCCGGGAGGCAGCTCCCACATACGGTAATGCTGCCCACCGGATGTTTTCCGGACGGAACGTTCGGAGGTCAGTTGCGCGAAGTAATTGATGTCGCGATCAGTCGGGAAGTGCATATAGCCCGGGCCTTTCTCGACCAGGTGCAGCCGCGAACGGACCGAGTCCTTGGCGGCGTTGACGCCGATGATCACTGGCCGAAAGGCCGACTTATTCCGCTTGCTTGGGGTCTTGGTTGGCCAGACCGGAGAGCGCTTGCCGCCGACCGCTGACT